ATCTCGTACAATTGTTCCAAATGGGTGATTTTGAAACATTGGAACTTCATATGGTTGTTTTTGTGTAATTGAGTCAGGACTACCAATCCAATTAATATCTCGAAAATATAATATGTCAACTTGTTCCGGATCTGTAACTAGTTTTAAATTAATACCACCACCAGTTGCAGAAAATATCAAACCGGAGATTTTTTCTAAAAAATCTTTAACTGTAAATTTATCTTTATCTCCAGCAAGTTCTTTAATGATTTCTTCAATTGTAACTAAATTTATCATGATGCATCCCGGACGTCCTAAATCAACATATGAGCCCATTTGTTTAGTTGTTTTTTCCGATAAAGCTAGTTCATTCACATATTTAATATAATTATTTCGCTCATCGGGATTCATCTTAAATCCTAGAGGCGATGTCTGAAGCCACGGAACTCCTATAGGATCTCCATTTGAATTTTCAAATGCGCCATAACAGTCTGGGTCATCTATACTTCGTACCTCGGATTCAGTATCTTGAACTTTTGGTATCCAAACTTGAGCTGGATTTGAAGAACATAAAAATTTTAAATTGTTAGAAAATACATTCCAATATTCATCTGAATATATAGCTGGCGGAAAAACTGTTGAAGAACCTGCAAGTTTGGATAAAATTTTATTGGATACTGCATTCATTAATGCATTAACATTAACATAATCGCGATATGTTCCATCGCCGCACGTTCCCCAAGCATACCACGCATTTCCATTTGGGTCCTTTTCAACAGCAGGTGATTGACCATCAATAAGTAATTTTCGTTTTGGTCCTGCAGCTTCGCCTGTTTCTACTTTAATATTATAAACTGTATCAGCAATATATTTAAAAAATGCAGTTGCTTTATCTACTTCAATATCTGCAGAACCCGTTGCTGTTGATCCAGTTTCTGCAGCTGTTTGCATAATTAACGATAAATCAGTATAAACCATACTAGTACCTAGCAAATAAATAGTCATTGCAATAGTACCATCTGCTTGATATGCATATTCAAATGATGTAATTACACCTTCGAATTGTACTGCATTCATTCTTCGCAATCTGTCAAATTCTGCTTCAGCTTCAGGAAATTGCTGTTTTAAAATCGCTCTACTAGGTAATGCATCTTCAGACAAAAATGGTTGAGTCATTATTGCACTATCCGGATGCTCGATTTCTAACAAACAATAACGTCCGGGTCTTGCATAAATTGATTCCATGAAATTCAAATCTCGTTCTACATTTGGAATCAATATGTTTATTGTTGCTTTATTTGTAGTTCCTTTACTACTATCATTGATTTGAAAATCAGCTGAAGTAATATGTGGTGGAATTCTATATGAGTCGTTAGTATATGATCCAGATGTTAATTGATGTTCAACTTTTATATTTACTTCATAGTTAGCCGGATCAATTGCGCTAAATGAATCTGCGTCATATACTGCTGCCCATCTGGAATCTTGCAATGTATATGGTCGCTCTGTTAAATAACCATATTTACCACCAGGCAAATATTCTCCTGTTAATACGGTTTTTCCACCTAATGTGTGTACTTCTTTAGTTTTATCTCGTTTAGAACCTTCAGCATACGCTGTAAGTTGTACGTTTGCTACTTTTTCAGTCATATAACTAATAGCTTTATTAGATCGATCATCTCGACCAGCACGACCACGAGCATTTAATTCTGCTTGTAAATTTATATCTACTTCTGAATAAAATATTTCACTCATCTAATTGAATTTTTTTGATTGATTAATGTTGCTATATCCGTACGAGATGGTATTCTTAATTGCGTGTCAGTGGGAACTACAATTGTTCCTTTTCCAATTCCATTAGCCGTTGCAATTACCCACCATAATGAAATATCTCCATAAAATGTTTGTGCTAATTTATCTAATCTTTCTACACTAGTTGTGCGTATATAAGTATCATTAACAGATTGTGGAACAACTGGAAGCAATGTAGTTGCATATCTACGTTTGCCTGATGCTGGTTTTATTATGGATGTTGTTGAATATCTAGACATAGTTTTACTTTATTAATTAAATTGATGGTAATGTACCTTTATTTTTATTTTTGCCGCCAAATAAAGAACCAGCTCTTCTTTTTCTTTCTTCTTCTTTTCTTTCTTTAATTTTTTTATCTTTTGTTGTTGGGTCTTCTTCTCCACGGCTTAAATCATTATCCTCCATTTGTTGACTATCACTCAACCAATTATCAGTTCCAGGTAAAGAACCATATTCATCAAAGCGTTTTGATAATGAATAAAATTGTCCGCCTTTTTGAGGAAGCCAATCGCCAATTAAATGGAATGCAATTGATACTTGAACTCGCATAGGAGCTTGCATCATATCAGAATCATTTTCAATATTAATTTCCCATGGAGAATCTGTATCGCCTAATGTATAACTTAAACTAGAAATTACAACGGGAACTTGATAAAATAAATCACCTATTGTAACACGCATCCATGGTGCTTTAAATGCAATACCAGTTCCTGAATAATCTGGTGCGGTATATCCGGCAAGTGCATTCAATTTTCTCCAAATTGGTTTCATTTCATCTCGATCGGTTGCATAAACCGTAAAGTCTAAACTAATATCACGTGAATATCCGCTATAATGATAATTAGGATCAGCTCTACCTATCAATTGCACTGGTGTCCATGATGGCTGGAATGTATCTGATATGGAACCAATTGTAGCTCGAAATACTATAACATCATCTTTATCTGAATCATCCGTTGATTCGATTGTATGCGGAGCTAGTTTAGGACCTGTAAAAAAGAATTTAATAAAATCTTTAGTTTGTTGAGTTCCGTCTACATCAATACCGAATACATTATCGCTTGGTTTAAAATCATATATGCGTTTTAATGTTTGTTTTTTTCTATAATCAATAACATTGACTTTATCTCCACGAAATGGAGTAATCAATGCTAATGGGTTAACAACAGGTTTCCATTCTTTTTTTCGATAAGACCAACGTGTTGCAACGTGACTTTGTTGTGTAAAGTCATTGCGGAATGCATCTGGATTTCCGTGATCTCCCCAACCATATCCAAATCTTCCAAAACTATCTAACCCGAATACGGAATAAACGCCACCTGGTGCTGCAGATAGTGCTGCATAAATTGGCCCGCGGGAAGTAAAATCTCGTTGTGATAAAGCAACGCCATCATATCTAGTATTGAATGACGCACCTAAGGCTCTTACTCCCATTCTAGTTCGGAAATCATTTAACGGTGCATATGGCAAAGTATATCGTTGCTGTATAGGTGATGTTGAATAAAGTGTATCTTGCGGGCCGAATAATCCAATTGTTGCATTTGTTACAGATGCTACTTGCGGAATTCCAAGTTGCGACCCAGCAGCTGAAACTAGATTTTTAGCAGCAACTGCTCCAAATGTTAATGCGGAAACATTGGTATGTGTATATATTATGTCAGACATCTTTATCCTTATACTCTATTAATTGTGCGATTTGAAAATTCCATTGCTTTTGCTAAATTAAATCCGTCCATTTCAATTTTTAATCCAGACATTGCTTGTTGAACGGCTGCTGCTACGGCAGCTGCAATTGGGTTTGGATCTACCACCGCGGTTTTTCCTCCGCCTCCGGTTAATGTGTCTACTGCAGTATCTAACTTACCTCGTTCTGTTGATGCCAATAATGCAGCACCATCTGGTACGGTTGCAAATTTATCAGCTGGGTGGAATTGTATCATTGCATCATTAACAAGAATACCATCTGGTGTTTGAGTTGTAGTTGTTCCAACATTTCCAACATTAACTGATGCACCCCCGAGTGATTTACCGCCAGCTCCGCCAGGGCCGGTGGTACTACCATATCCAAATTGGATTGCTTTATCTATTTTACTAGTCATCGTGGAGAATATTGGACCTAATACCGGAATAGCACCAGATAATTGTTTCATTGCACCATTTAAAGCAGTTAATGCTGTACCTTGATTTTGTAAACTTCCTAGAGTTTTTGCTACAACGTCATTGTTACCAACAAGTTTATTTAAAACTTTATTCATTTGACTAGTAACTGCGCCGCCTTCGTCATCTGGACCTATTACTCTTGTTCTTGCTCCGGTGATCGTTTGTACTTGGTCTGGAGCTACTTGTGTTATTTTGAATGTTCGTTTTGTGTCTAACAAATCTAACATCTTTTCATCTGTAGTTTTTTCAGTTCGATTCTTTCGTAATTCGTCAAATATTTGGGCTTTATCTTGGTTTTCTGCTTTTTTCATTTCTGCAGCATACGCAGCAGGATCTAGATCTAAAATTTCATTAACTTTTTTTTCATCCATCCCAGGTAATTGTTTCATCAATTTTTGAGTCTGATATGCCTTCATTAATTGAGCTTGCGTCATTCCCATTACTTGAGCTAATTGTTCTTTAGCATAAAAATTATTACCTTCTAAAATATCTTTTTGAGATGTAAATATGTCAGCGGTTGCTTCTGCCATTTTGTTTGCATCGCCGGTAATTTTAGCCATTCTTAGTTTTTCGGTAATACTTTTTCCTTGTTGATCAACTAAACGTTTACCACTTACTAATTGATATTCTAATTCTTTATTAACGGAATCTTCAATATTCAACATATTTCCAGCCATTGATTCTATTTCCGAAAATTTCATACCTAATAGTTTGGATTTCATTACAGCTAATTCTAAACTTGCAGGAATTTTACCATATGCCATTTGTATGTCTGAACCTAAGCCTGCAATTTCTTCGGTTACCCCTTTAAATACGCCAATCATTCCTGTTGCTTGTTCAAATTTTGTAGTAAATGCATCTAATGCACCAAGCTGTGAAATTCCAGCTTTATCTATACCTGCTGCATACAATTCAAAATTATTAGCTTGTTCTCCAGTTAGTTGAAGTTGATTTTGTAAAATATCTTGAGTGTACATTAATGACTTCGAATAATCATCATTTTTATTTATAATTTCAGCCATTCCTGGCAAAATTTTGTTAAGATTAGCCGAATACACTCGTAATCTATCTCCACTCTCACCAAATGTTTTGGATAATTTATCAAATTTTTGTCCTAATTTTGCTGATTGTACTGATGTAATTCCGAAAGTTTTGTTAAGTGTTTTATTTCTTTGTTCTAAAAATGTTGCTTGTTTAACAGCAGTAACCATACTGGTTTTATATGTATCAAATACTCCAATTAGACCGCTCAATCCGGTTTGTAAATTGAGATTTTCCTCATTCATCGATTGAGCTGCAGAAATATATAATTTTTCAATTGCCGTAGCTAGGCCTGCCATATCATTTTTAAGTAGACTTAACTGCCTATTTAACTCTTTTTGATATGCTTCGTCAGGAGTTACAGCGGGAAGCCCCAATCTAGGTTGAGTTTTTAGTCTCTGCAATATTTGATTAGTTGATGTCATATATCATAAATATATTTAACTGAATTATTTGTTCGGTAATTTTTTTGGCGATGCTGGTTTAGGTGTTGTATTGTTTTTTAATTTTATATTTAAAATATCATTAATCCGTTTCATCCACAATGTACGTATAGGAATTGGCATATTATATATAGTATCCCAGTCCCATCGGCCTTCTCCGTGCCAAATCAAATTGAATATATTTTCGTGAAGTATTATTCGATCTTTTGGACTAAATCCAAAAAAGGTTTGATCCAAGTTGAAACCCGGCGGTGAAGGTGCCTCCTGACTCACCTTCAAATTCTGATTCTAAAACTAATCCAGGAACATTGGCGCTAATATATTCGCGAAATGTTTTAGATTCTAATGGTGTCATCTGATACCTAATAAATGTTTCAATATCAGCCGGTTCTCGAGAACCGTTGCATTCAACTATAGTTTGTTTTAAAAATTCTGAAAGTGTTCTATCTGCAGGAATAGCTTCTATTTGTTTTCTAGATAAAAATTTGAATTTTATATCAATTCCTTCTGCGGTATAACTAAATTCTCCTTCATCATTGCTTTCTAAATTGAAATCTCGCATTTTAAGTTTTGATAAATTTAAAGTACGATTAAGTACGGCTTTTGTTGTCGGATCAGTAACTGTAACATCATAATTAGCTCCATAGCCATGTATTCTAGCTGCAATTAACATTGCATCTTTATCAGCTGAAATAATTTCATCAACATTAACTGGATCTAGTATTAAACTTGATAAAAGTTTGTCAAACATTGTTCCGGTTTTGATATATGATAAATTTGTTAAAATATCTTCATCATATGCTGTCATGTATCGCATTTCTACAGTACCTTTAGATAATGGATTTGATTTTGGATAAACTTTTCCTAGACTAGGTAATGTAACTAGCTCCGAAGGTATTGTGCTTCGTTTTTGATTTTCATACTGTTGTTTTGCTAATTCGATTAGATTTTTATCACTTAAACGATCTGTTACTGGCATAAACTTTCCTTTTTATAACTTTATTATAAATATGTAAGAACAAGAAAAATGGGTGAAATTACTTCCACCCATGTATAAAATCTTAGTAACTTAACAATGCCCAATCATAGTTCAATGTAGCATCAATCATTACTACATCTTCTGCAGACCAATCTAATGAACCGAAATTCACTTCAGAAAGATAAGCTCCGTTGATTTGCCATTCTTCAATAACTTCACCTAATGGAGAAAGTTGATTAAGAATTAAATTCTTTTTATACATTGAAGAATAACCATCTCTACCTGTTGCAGATTCATGATGTAAACGAACCCAACTCATTACTGCTTGAGCTGCTGAAGGAACAATTGCATCATAAATTGTTATTGCAATGCTATTCCAAGCAGACTTACCTTTAAGTTTTCTTTTGATATTGATGTGATCTAAAACAACTTCACCGTTTGTAAGTGATGGCTTAGCTGAAGTTTTAATTAAAAAAGCTGGAATTGCTTCTCCGGTTGCTCCTGGAATTTTCAACACAAATTTATGTTGATATTTTGGCTCCCACGAAAATGCATTTTCGTAGAAATTGTTCTCCGTACCATAATCTTGTAATTTAGGTGTAGGATAATCTCCGTTCCCCGGAATAAGTCCTCCTCCAATAACACCGGTATTTGGTTGATTTACAAAACTTTCTAAATTCGATGGGTTTCCTGTGTATGGCATATCTGTATCCTCTGTAATTTTTATATAAATATATGTACAGTAAAAAAGGTAGAACTTTCGTCCTACCTTGTTACATATTTTTTTATTGGCCAGGGAATGCAGCGCCTGTCGGTTGAATATTGAAATCTAAAATAATAAATTCAGCCGTTCTTGTTGGTTGAAGGAATATTTGTCCATATAATATATTTCTGTCAATTAAGTCCGGTGTATTATTTGTGCTATCCATTATAACTTTAAATGCCGACAAACCTTGTGCTCTTTTTACTCCATCTAAATACGGATTTGCAATACTTAAAAATCTTTGTCGTGTTATATCCGTATTTTGTTCGAATACTAAGAATTTTGTTGCAGATGCAATGAACTTCTTAACTTCAATAAGTAAACGACGCACATTTACTCGGTCTAATGCACTTGGACGAGCTTGTAGTGTCTTTTGCCCCCAAATTACTATCTGCTGGTTAGGGAAGCTAGCAATAGGGTTTACGCGAGCTTCATACAATGTATCACGATTTGCTTGAGATAAATTAACAGCCGTACCATTTGCAGCTGCAATTCCTCTATTTAAACCAGCTGGAGCATACCATGGAGCACCTAATCTATCATTAGTTGATAATACGCCGGCAACTATTACTGATGGTGGAACCCAAAGCAATCCACCGCCATTTGGATTGTTAACACTTACCCAAGGCCAATATGTTGCTGTATAATTATTATCCAATGTTCTAACTTGTTGTGTTACGGTTGATAACGTATCACCTTTCAAGTTACTATCCATTATATAAAATACATCTTGTCGCTCTAAACATAAATTTCTAGCGGCTGATGAAACTGCGGGGTGTAAACTATCGATAATACCAGGCAACAACAATAAATTCATATCATAATAATCAGTATTGCTTAACAATGCAAATGCTTTATTATATGATACTGTTCCTGTAGTTGCAGCACCGCTACAATCAAAACCAAATGTATTTGCTGCTGTAATATTTTCTCCGCTAAATTTAGGTAAGTTAGGACGAGCCCCATCAAATCCACCTTGGAATGGAACAATAAATTTTCGTGTATTAACTGCAACATCTGTTCCAAATGTTCCTGCAGTAATTGCATCTTGCAATGATCCTGTATATGGAGCTGTTGCAGTCGGAAATCCAGCTGAGATAGATTGACTAACATCTCCTAAATAAAAATCAGAATTACTTGCAGTGGTTGAACCTGATGTTGGTATTGGAGCTAAATAATTCATATTTGCTGCAACCGTAAAATCAAATCCATGATAAGCTGCTGTATTATAAACGCCATTGATTGTCTGATTTTGTTTGTAAACAGTAGGTGCTAAATTAATACTACCAGAAACATTTGGTATTGGAGAAGACACAGCTCGAAATCCAAATGGGAACAATGTTTTGTCTGCAGATTTAGATGCAACCTCTGCAGCTACTTCAACGCGTATATATGCATTAGTATTTGGATAATCTCCATAAATATTAACGTTATTATCATTGTCAATAGTTTGATATCTGTCTCCAATAACTTTTGCAATGTATCTAGATGATGCTGGATTCAAATTAACATTTTCAAATTGCAATCCGTTAACGATTGTCGGAATCGAATCACTATCATTAATTGTTGAAGCATATACAGAATTTAATACATTTGATGTGTCAACTCTACGTACTACTAATGAAAATGATGCATACCCATCTGGATCAGATAATTCTGCAGCAGATTTAATGTTATAAATACCAACTTTTAATTCATAATTCGCAGATGTTCCATGTGATAAAGTATGGAAACGGAATAAATTTTTAGTAACTGAACCGATTTTTTGTGATGTAATCCAAGGTGTCGATGCAGATTGAAAATCTTGTGCAAATGCATATGTTGGAATTATTTCCAATGATGTTGATACTGCTGTTATTGAATTAAACAATGATGTTGCAGCAGGATGTTCATATTGAATGTATACTGGATAATCTAATCCTTTTGGTGTAGCCGGTAAAACAGCTTTAATATATGTACTATCCGTTGGATTAATTGATGCTGATATTGAAGCACCTTCGGTATATGTAAATGCGGTAAATCCTGGAATTGAAATTGGTGTATATGATCCAGATATTTTTAATTCAAATTTTCCATTTGTACTAGTATTCAAAACTGAATCTGCTAATCCATATGTTGTTGCACTTACAGGTTGAGTTGGATGAAGTACGTGTGTTACGTATTTAGTTGATCCAGACTGTGCTAATATCGCTAATGCACCATTTGTTAGAGAATAACCATCTTCATATAATGTTCTGGTTACTGTAATTACATTTCCATTTCTTAAATAATCTTGCACTGTCAATGGGACATATGAATCATCTGTAAATGATCCAAAAATGCTTTCAAAATCTGAAAATGATGAAACTTGTGTGGGCGTGTATGCAGGTCCTTTAAGTGTAGGTCCTACTATTGCTGCTCCGATTTGTGCGATTGCTGCTGGTAAAAACGATTGATCAATCTCTCTCGTGAATACGCCAGGCGACACTATTCTTTCTGCCATTCTATTACTCCTATGATTTTTTCATATAAATATGATATTGTTTCTTCAAACATTAAGCCGTTGCTATAAATGTCCCATCTTCTATATTGATTTGACCTTCACCGTATTTATCTTTAAGTTGATCTATTACTTGTTCTTCTTTAGTTCTTAAGTCTTTGAATTGTTGCATTTGAAATCGTTTTTCTTGACGTATTTCTTCTAATCGTTCTTGCAATAATTCTTCATCAATTGTGCAATTGGCAATTATGTTTGCAATCTTTTGATATGAGTCTTTCATATCCGTCAATGTTTCTAAGTCTTGTTTGTCTAGTTTACGAGTCATAACTTTGTTCCTTCTTTTTGTTTAATATATGAAAATTATATTGAATTTCAAACCGTAAATGCATTTATGATTGCAGCCATTGAAGCTGATGTAGATGCAACGGCTAAACGTTGTCCAATGCTATTTGATGCCGTTAAAGAAGTAATTGCCATGTTCCATAAGTCTTCTGGTTTTGTTAAAGCTGATCCGGATGTGTTGTCTACCGGTACTCCCCATGAAACGGAATTTGGATGAGGGACATTCATTGAACCGGTTAATTCATTTCCAGGTCCATAAATTACACGTGCTCTAACATCGGAGCCGGAAGGTACTCCCGTGACTTGATCAGGAGAGAACAAAGTAATTGTATTGTTTGAACCAGATACTCCAATTGTGTAACGTGTTGTTACATCATCATACATTTGTACGTTATAACAATATATTGCATTTCGGGAACCTGAGTTGATGAATGGTCCGGAGAATATGTTGGTTGCTGTGGTTGATGTTGATGATACTGCGTTGGATGCTGTTGATGCTGCTAGTTGTCCTATTACATTTATGATACCTGCTGTGGTCGATGTTATAGCAGGCCATAGATTTGATGTTACATTTCCGGTTACATTTACTTGTCCTATAGAACCATTAGCAATTGCTTGGGAGCTGATTCCACCGGTGGTGGTACCCCCTATAATGTTTCCTGTTACATTTATTATACCTGTTGAAACGTTTGAAATTGCGGTTACAGTACCTGCACCATTTGAACTTCCTGCTAATACATTACCTGTTATATTAACAACGCCATTTAGCAAATTATATACTGCAGTGCATCCACTTCCAGCGCTGGCAACATCATGTCGAATGTTTCCTATTACATTGATTATACCATTAGATGAATTTACTATAGTACCTATAGCTGGGGTTGATCCTCCTGTTCCAGTTCTACCAAAAATATTACCTACTATATTAACTGTTCCATTGTTTACGTTATTTAAACATAAATCTTCATTTCCACTACTTGAGTTTAATGCAGATGTTATAGTAATACTGCCCGTACCATAATTTAAAATAAGTGTAGTTGGTTGTGCCGTATTTCTAATTAAACTAGCAGATATATTATAATTTCCATATATCTCAATTCTACCACCGGCAATAGCACTACCGGTTGCTACTGTTCTAATACTAGTTACTGTAATATTTTGATCCAATGTAACAATTTGATTATTTAAAAACACATCATCAGATGCAGTTGGTATAATACTACCACTCCATATTGCGGCATTACTCCAACTTCCCGAATTTATGGGCCATCTATTTGGCATATTATTTTCCTTTAAAGGCAGCAATAGTTGCTGCTGTAGTTTGCGTTGTTGCTATATTTTTTAAACGAGCTCCAATTGAATTGGAACCTGTTAAGTTTTGTGTTGCATAATTTAAAATATCTTGAGGGGTCAATGTAGCAGAACCCGTTATGTTATCCACGGGTACTCCGTAACGAACTGAACTTGTTGAAGGTATTATCATTGAACCAGAAAATTCGGCGGATCCGCCATATAAACTTCCGCTTCTAACATTGGTTTGTGCAGGTAAACTTGAAGTAAATGCTACATCATAAAATGTAACTTCTCTAGGAAATGTATCTATTTCTAACGTGTATGTTGGTGTTGAATTTGATACGAGTTGTATGCGTGGTGAAAAAACAGGATTAATGTTGTTTTGAGATGAAATTAATGGTCCCGTAACGCGTACTGTTGCTGTTGTAGAAGTAGATGATAGACCTGGGAATCCATTGGATGAATATATTGATCCAGCAACTACAATTAGCTGGGCCGTTGTGGAATTGATTCCAGCAGCAGCCCCTGCATACACAGATCCAGTTACGGTTATGTTTCCCGTCGATGTTGATGATACACCATTTGTTGTTGTGCCTATTATTGAGCCGCTATGATTTAAAGAGCCGCTACCTCCATTTAATCCAATAGCAGCTCCTCCTGCACTACCGTTTAATACTCCTTGAGAGTTTATAGAACCATTTAATAAAGCTATACCGTTGCCTCCAGAATTTCCACTACCAAAAACCGTACCTAAAACGTTAACTGTTCCTACAATGACATATATACCGGGGGCATTACTTGATCCGCCGGCACCACCGATAATCGATCCCGTATAATATAAGATGCCTCCATTTGTAATTCGAATTGCACCTATGTTTGAAACTGGACTACCTTGAATACTACCAGTAAAATATACTGTATGTGAGCCGGTTATGGTTAAAATAGCTGTCGATGTACCTGTTCCGCTTAGTCCATATGGTGATCTAGATGCGGTAATGGATATACCATCTGTTGAAATAAAAGTCCCTCCGGCTGTTACGCCAGTTATTGCTGATGTGTTTAGGCTGTTAATATTTATATTTTGGTTTATTGTTACATTAAATGTGTTTGCATATACATCATCCGATGCAGTAGGTATTATACTACCACTCCAAATTGCAGCGTTACTCCAATTACCTGATGATATGGGCCATCTATTTGGCATATCTTATAATTTTCCTTTTGAAGTTATTGCAGCACCATCTGTTGCAACTGTTGATGAGTTGCGTAAACGTGCTCCTAAACTTCCTGTTGTTGTTAAACTACTTGTTAATACACTCCATACGTTATTTACATTGAATGAAGCAGAACCTGTTGTTGCATCTAACGGTACACCTTTAAGTACAGAACCCGTTGAAGGTATTGCTACTGTTCCTGTGAATTGGTTGGTATCTCCAAATACTGTTCCTTGTCTTACATTTGAAGCGGAAGGGAAATTACCTGGATAGTTTTGTGTATATAATGTTCTTTGTTCTGCATATGTTTCTGTATCAAAAGTCCAAGTCGGAGTTGACCCGGATATGAGTTGTAGGTTTTGTGCAAATACTGCGTTGCGGTTGTTGATGTTATAGAATGGTCCTGTTAAAAATACTTGACCTGTTGATGTTGATTGGATTCCCGGGAATACTATGCTGGATGAAATTGATCCTATAATTCTTATTATACCAGTACCAGATGTTGTTACTCCAGAACCTCCAATACCACTAGCAACACTACCCGTAATATCAATAGTTGATGCTACAGAATTAATTATAGCACCAGCTGTTGTTGAACCAATTACACTTCCTGTTACGATTAATGTTGATGCATTTGTTGCTAAAGATATTCCAGCAGCTGTACTCGTTCCGCCTAATACACTTCCTGATATAATAATTGTGCTGTTAAGCCCAGTGTTGTTTATACCATATGCAGTACCGCCTGCACCTATAACACTACCTGTAATTTGCATTAATACGTTTGCCCCGGTGTTTGCGATTCCATTAAAGAATGATCCGCCGCCTAATACGTTTCCATTAATGCGTATAGTTCCTGCACCAGAATTCGAAATAGAACCTGCACCGGTAGACGCTATTAAACTTCCAGTAACAACAATATCTCCAGTACTAGTTTTTACGATACCCGTGCCATTTCCTCCAGCAGAAATATTTCCTATAATGTATATACTACCACTACCAGCTGTCTTATTGATACCAATTGATGATCCTTGAGCACCTGATAATGAACCGGTCACATATACTGAACCTGCTCCGGTCATTGAAATAAGATGTGCACTGAGGAATGACCCATTTGGAGAATAACTACCCGTTAAAATCAAACTACCTGATGAATTATGTATGATGTTACCGGCTCCAGAGCCGCCCGTAAAACTACCACTCATAGTAAGTGTTGACGACCCCGTCATTTGTATAATAGGTGCTACACTAGTACCAGTTCCCGTGTTATTGCCATTTATACGAGCCGAATTTGATCCAGATATGATTATTAGTGGAGCAACAGTTGCTAAAAATGCATTAGCCGCAGATAAATTAACCGTTACACCATTATTTAAGTAGAAACTGCCGGATGCTAAAATTGCAGATGCAGATGCTGCATTACGTAATGTTAGTACAGTTATATTTGTATCAATGTAAACAGCTTGATTGTTTGCAAATACATCATCTGATGCAGTAGGTAGTCCTAAAGTTGCACCATTATTCCATGTTGCGGTATTTGACCAATTTCCATTTGCTACAGCCCATCTATTCGGCATAATTATACTTTAAATGATGATATGGTAGCTCCCGTTGTTTGTACAGTGGAAGCTCCGGTTAATAAATTTCCTATACTACCAGAGGTAGTTATGTTTTGTGTTGCAACGTTAAACATATCTTCTGCTGTTAAAATAGCAGAGCCTGTTGTATTGTCTGTTGCAACTCCGTTTTTTACTGTGGTTGGATCAGGCATTGCAAGTGAGCCAGTTAATCCAAAGTTGTATGTAGTTCCTCGTCGTACATTGTTTTCACGTGGTACACCAGGTAATGTATTTGAAGTGTAAAGTGTTTTCGTGACACCTGCAGTTTCCGTGTCAAAAATCCATTGTGAGGACGTACTTAACATTTGCATACGATATGCATAAACTGCATTAAATGAACCTGTGTTGTAGAATGGGCCTGTGAATAGGTTTGTTGCAGTAGTACCTGTTGAAGATACTCCAACTGCTGCTATACTTGATGATATTGGACCTCGGATGATAATCGTCCCATTAGTTGTCGAGTTAACTGTAGCTATAGCTGCTGCTCCGGAACGAACACTTCCAGTAATTATTAATGTTCCGATAGATGAATTATTTATTGTAGGTTGTGCCCTTACATCACTTCCAGAAACACTGCCAGTTACTGTTACAGTACCGAAGCTTAAATTGTCAATTGCAGGTCCTCCAATATTGGTAGGTCCTATTACGTTCCCTAGTACATTAAGATTTCCACCTCCATTTATGTATATTGCAGCACCGCTGGTTGTATTAAATCCTGCTATTACAGAACCAGAAACATTAATAGTACCAGTTGATCCGTGCGATATAGTTCTAGTAGTCGTACCAGCTGTCGTTGCCAAACCTCCATCGATGCTACCTGTTATTGATAATGATGCTGCATTTTGTGTTATAATAGCACAAAAATTGTTACCATTGCTAACAGAAACATTTCCTACAATTCTAGCAGAATTTGAACTAGAAATAATAAGAGTTGGAAACAAAGAAGCATTACTGACAGAACCTGTAATACCAGCTGTTGCAGTTAATGTTATGCCATTATTAAGATAAAAGCAATTGGCTTGTGCTGCACTCGCTACTGCGCTACCCGTTGCTGAATTTTTAATACTTCGGATAGTTACATCTGTGTCAATAAAGACAGCCTGATTATTAGTAAATACATCATCAGAAGCAGTAGGAATCAATGACCCACTCCATATGGCTGAGTTGCTCCAATTACCACTTGCTATAGGCCAACGATTCGGCATTTACAATCCTTTTTCTGTGATGAATTGTTGAATAACGCCAAGTATTTGATATGCTGCGTTTTCAGCTGGCACGTCTTCTGACGCAAATACATCCAAATATACTACGGGACGATCATGTCCTTGTAAAACATCTGGACGCCCGCCTTCTAATTCGCGATATGGCGTTAAACGCATTGCAACACTTGCACCAACTTCAACGTCTTTTACCAAAGGTGAAATTGCTAGGTTTACAGTGTAGTATGGGTATTCAACACCATCTACAACAATCGGATTTGTGGATTGAATTGGCATAACTTTTCCTTTATTATAAATATGTATATGAGTATCTATTGGTCCACGCAGCACTAGATGTTGATTGAGTTAGGGTTGCACCTGATGATGAAATTGCTAATCGAGACAATGTCCAGACTGTGGCAGATTCTGCAGATCCGGCCGGGGCATATCCCGTGTAAAGATAATTTACGTTTGGATCAAGTGAAGCAGTATAATCACTTCTGCGAATATATTCTGTTGCACCTACACCGGTTAGGCCACTGCCATTACCGGTAAATGACCCGGTGAAAGAACCAGTAACGGCTTGTGCTACAACACTTCCGGTAAACACGGCTAAACCAATATTCCGGAATGTGGATGAACCTGACACCGTCAATGAGCCTGATATAGTTACTGCACCATTACCTGCTACAAGCAAATTATGTCGATCGTCACCACCGACACCATCGCCGATCACAAATGTACTAGGAGATTCAACTGGTGCATTAAATTGTCCTACTACGGATTGATAATAGCCATGTGCAATTGTGCCATTTCCTGCAGCGTGTGAACCGTCACCTAATGTTATTGTACTATCTCCCTCAGCGTGTGAGGCTTCTCCAATATACGAATCTGCATACGTTGGATTTTCTGTTCCTTTTACACCTACGCGCCAGCCGGATTGCGGATCATATGTAGTATCAACTAGGTTTACTTGCGTTTCGCCACTGCTGCTTACTAAACTACTAGAAACTTCATGTGTTAGTACTGCTAGTTGCGTTTCATCATTAACATAAATTACCGTACCTGGTGCGAACGTTGCAGATAAATCACCATAATAATTCGGGAATGTAATAACTCCCGATGCAATATTGTTAGTTTCATATGCATTATATCCACTTGTTGTTTTAGCACCTTCTGCATGAGAATTTGCTGCATATGCAGCACCTCCGCCCTCTGCGTGTGAATATGAACCATATGCAGCGCTGGCACCTTCAGCGTGTGAATAATCTCCATATGCAATGGAATTTCCTCCTTCAGCGTGTGAATATGAACCATATGCAGCGCTGGCACCTTCAGCGTGTGAATAATCTCCATATGCAATGGAATTTCCTTCAGCGTGAGCACTATAACCGCCTAATTGATTAAATAGATTTCCGCTGTCGCTTAATATACCTGCTGATGTTATTGTGGTTGTAGTATCATTGAGTAGTTGAAATATGGTATTTGTTCCGTTGAATAAACTACCAGTAACTATTCCTTTGTTGATCGGACTTCCGATGGAACTAGCATCGGCAAAATAAATTAAAGCACCATCGCCATATGTACCAGTTAAATCGCCTTGTGAAGCATCAATTTCTACAACGCCGGCGTTTATACTACATGAATATGCAGCGGCGCCTGTTTTTGATGATTCTCCTTCTGCGTGTGACTGTCGTCCAATAGCAATCGTATTATACCCTTCAGCGTGTGAATACCGGCCATATGTGAGTGCAACGCCATTAGTTAACGATCCTGTAACATTCATTGAACCTGTAACATTCATTGAACCTGTTAGTATTAAAATAGGGTCATTTGATAAATTTTGGGTTAAATCTAATAAAAATTTA